TATTATTTTAGATGGACTTCCCGCAGGGAATAAAAGCAGTTAATTATGGATAGTGGGATTTATAAAATTTTGAATTTGATTAACGGCAATACTTATATAGGGAGTGCTGTAAATATAAAAAAGCGTATCTGGTTGCACAAATGGCAATTGCGTAACAAAAAACACGCCAATACTCATTTGCAGAAATCATTCGACAAGTATGGAGAAGATAATTTTTCATTTAATACAGTGGAGTTTTGTGATTATTCAAAATGCATAGAAAGGGAACAATTTTATATTGATTCGATAAATCCAGAGTATAATATTTGCAAAACAGCAGGGTCGGTATTTGGTATAAAAAGATCGCCAGAAACCATAAAAAAGCTGTCTGAAGCGGCTTATAATAGGGTTCCCATTTCGGATGAAACGAGGAAAAAATTATCTGATAGTCATAAAGGTAAAAGGCTTTCGCCGGAATCTCAAGCCAAAAGGGTTGCGTCAGTTACGGGCCAAAAAAGATCTCCAGAAACGTGCAGAAAGATAAGTGAATCAAATATAGGGAAAGCGCATCCGGATCATGTTAAAAAGGCTCTTTTGGTAGCCAATTTGGGAAAAAAGCATACAAAAGAGCATATAGATAAAAGGACAAAAAAACTAATCGGAAGGAAACACTCCGAAGAAAGCAAGGAGAAAATGAGAATTTCAATAAAACAAAAAAAATGTCTCAGGGATTAAGCAAATATGTTAGTTTAAAATCTGTAGTTGCCATGTTCTCGGATCAATACGACAAGAGCGAAGGCGATCAGGACCGGTATTGGCTGCTTGGAATGCGCGGATTGGTCGTTTTAAATCAGGACGTTTCAGCTCTGCCGAAAACTGTTCGCCTGCCCGTGCAGATGAATAAGACAGTGCCATATCCAACGGATTGCCTGACCTGGATAAAAGTTGGCCTTCAGAATGAGAAGGGTGAGGTGAATACTTTGAAAATAAACAAAGCGCTTACCACTTACCGCGATACAAACCCTAACCGGCTTAACGCGCTGGAAAATCCAGATATAACTTCCGGAGTAAATTCTCTGGCCGGGTTGAATGCGTTTGTAAATTATTTCGACAATGGTAATTACGTAAATTATTACGGTATAAGAGGTGGACTGGTACAGTACGGAGAATGCCGGATGGATGATAAAAATAGAGTGGTGATACTTCCTCCTGATTTTCCGTATTCATCTATTTTATTTGAGCATATCAGCTTACCTGAAATGGACCCAGATTTCACGGTAGACATAGTATTTCAGGAAGCCATCATTGCCTTCATTGCCTGGAAATTAAAACTCGGCACCGATAGAGAATTTTATGCGGAAGTGAAGAAGGCCAGACGCAGCCTTCCTGGAAAGAAGATTACTCTTCAGGAATTGAATCAATTTGTCAGAGAAGTAACAGGAGGTTATTTACACGCTTAATAAGTACGGTCTATGTCAAGGAGGCAAAAAAGTATTAAGGAATTTACGGCTTACATGGATACTGATTCTCCAAATGAGGTTATCCATAAAAACTCCTTCCGTTCGATGTGGAATTGCCGTCTGAATGGACCAAAGGGCAATGAGCGCATGGAACTCGTTCCCGGAAACCGCCTTCTGCCTGGACAAGATGCGCTTCCGGATGTAGTCGGAAAAACACTCAGGCTATGGTACGATGCGGTATATGCAAGAAAATTCATTTTCAACTGGAATGCTTCCGGCAATCACGCAATATATATTTACAATACGCTTCAGGGAACTTTCCAGACGCTGATAAAAAACGGTTCTGGAACCGATGGCGATATTCTTGGATTCACTGCTGACGGCACGATAAACGATGTAGGTATTATATACAGAGATCCTGCTGACGGAGATTTGCTTTGTTTTCTGGATTGTCTGGGACGGCCAACAAAATTAAATATCCAGCGTTATCTGGCAAACACATATCCGGTTATTAAAAGGCCGTTTATAAATGTGATCAAAGCTCCTCCCACTTTTCCACCGTGGGTTGTGTATGAAAATGATACTACCGTAAATGCAAACAACTGCCTGAATGCGTTATTTACTTTTGCGACAGCTTATGGGTATGATGACAATGATCGGTCTGCTTTATCGAGTGGTTCACGTTTGACTCTACCGCGCAGGGCGTTTGATAATACTTCGAATATTGATAAGTCGGTAGATGCAAGGATAGCGGTATTCTTTAATACCGGAGATGTAAATGTAAAACAGATCCGGCTTTACATGAAGCAAACTCAGAATGGTTCCAAATCTGATTATCAGCTGGTAGATGTGTTGGACAAACAGAAGATGGGCCTATTCGACAATACTATATACAAATATTTATTTTTCAATAACGGTAATTATACAACAGAAGACGTTCCATATACAACGCTTGATTTTGACCGTGTTCCGGATGTCGCTGCAACGCAAGCTATTCTCAATGGAAACAGGCTTGCCTATGGAAATATAACCGAAGGACAAAACTGGTTTAAGACAACGTACTCCGAAAACCTCACTCCTACGGCTCCCGGCTCAAACGTGAACGGATTTCTTTTCTTTGCATCTACCAACGGAGTATTTACAGGATCTCAGCCTCATGTGAATATGTACATTGCCGGGGGTGTGGCAAATGACGGAAGTGGCCTGTTAAATCCAGCATCGAATTTATATGTGTCTGCATCTTCGGATGCGACTAATATAGGATTTAATATCGCCAACGGATCTCGCGTTATTCAAACCATACTCACAGCGCTGAAGAATGCTGCTATTTCTGCCGGATGGACTTTCGTTAGTCAAGGCATAGTGGACGGAATGGATTACCTGGAGATGTATTATCCAACAGGAAATGTAATATTAAAATCATCTTATTATACAAAGGGGGGAACGCCAGCTGACATTGACACGCGACCTGTACATTTTCCTCAATCTGGATATGCATATGGGATTGTGTATTACGATATAAATGGTAAAAATATTGGTGTCATGACTGACATCACAGCGAATATAAATACGCTCCCTGTTGGAGCTGCGGCCGGATTTTTGTATGCATGGACGGCTGTGTTATTTAATCTAAATGGAATCATTCCTCCTGCGTGGGCCGTGTCGTATGCTATTGTCAGGACTGATACGCTTAGTTATACGTACTATCTTGATTGGGTTTCTGCAAGAGCATTTTCGAATGCCAGTCAGCTCGTAGATAAGCCGTATGCGTATCTCGGAATTTCAAATATTGATGATTATAATGCAAACCTGCTGGCTACCGATCCGGTCATTAAGTATGGATTTCGCCAGGGTGATCGCGTTCGTATCACTGCCATTAATCCGATGACAGGTGGAGTTGTTTCAGGTCTGTCATACGATTATCCTATTATAAGTCAGGATATAGATCCGGTAATAAACGGTGCAGCTCAGACAGGAAGGTTTTTAAAAATTGCATATCCGACTGCTGACATCGGGCCGAATCTTCAGTTTGATGCCAACAATGTAAACTTCCAGAATTATTCAATTACTATTTATAATATTTCTGATAACGCTACTGCTGCCACTACGCCTTCTGCAAATACCGGGAACTCTGGAAATGTGTTTTACGAAGTAGGATACAAGTTTGGAATTGGAAATCCGGGAACGAATCAGGCTTATCATTTTGGCAACACATCTGACAATCAGGTGATGGTTCAGGATGGAGATGTTTTCTTCAGACCCAGAACGGATCCAGCCGGAAGTACATTTTATTTTTATTCTGATGTGGCTGCGTTCAGTAATCGGAACGTGACACTTAAAATGGTGGCCACTCCAAATCCAGCTGTCTCTACTACTGCCTATCAGGTAGGCGCTCAGGCTTCTGCCATTGCTGATCCCGTGAATCCAGGAGTATATCCTACATTTGGAACCGCTGGCGGTCTGGTGACTGCGGGTGTGGCACCTTTAAATATTCGGCTTCGCGGATCTTTTCAAGTGTCAGCCGATGGAGCTTCATGGGTTGAGATACTTTGTAAAATAGTAGGTGCGGCGAATACAATTACCACTCCTTTTATTCTTCAGCATAGTGATGGTATCGGTGCGGGAGCTTCTACGACAATAACTTTCGATGGAACGGTAGTTGTACCTGGAGGTTCTAAATTATGGCTCCTCTTTGGTAACGGAACATCTGTTACAAACCTGCGCATAAATGGATTCATGCTACGGATGGATATTATTCGCAACGTTCAGATAATGTGTTTCGATAAAAGTTACAGCGATACTTTTAATCTGGCTACGAACTCAGACAATCGCCCGAATGTCGAAGACAGATCAGCCAAAAGGCTTCGGTTTGGAACCCGTTATCGCTGGAGCCAGGAAGATCAGCTGGATAGTGATATTAACGGAACGTGCAGGTTCTATTTTGTTGACTCTGATGAAACCGTAAAATCATATGGTGACATCATGAAGCTGAGTGTTCTCGGAAAGCTACTTCATGTATTCCATTACAGGAAATGCGGAACGGTTGGTATATTTCAGAAATGGATTAAAAACAATAGTGGCCAGCAGGAACTGATTGTAAACGATACGATCATTGAAAAAAATAATATCCGGTATGAAGTGTATGAGGGGGGTTGCGGAAACCAGCCCGGATCGGTAGTGATAAGCAACTACGCGCATTATTTTGCAGATCCTGTAAAGGGTTACAATAACCGCTGGTCCAATGACGGTGTTATAGCAATTTCACTTCTTTATAAAGCTCAGACATGGGCCGGAACTACCCTTCCAAAATATCTTGGCCAGTATGCATATCAGTTTGGTGGCAATGCAAAAGTATTTGGAACATTCCTGACAGTGAGTGATAATAATGCTCTTTACCTGCTGCTTGCCCAGGGAGGTCAAAATGCCGCTGGAGATGTAATAGACGGAAGGATAGTTGTATTTGATGAAAGCGATAACGCCTTTGAAGGATTTTTAAATGTGAATGCCGATCAAATCAGTGTTGCCGAAAATACGCTGTATTCTTCTTATAATGGAAAATTGTATATCCATGACAATACCACTCCCTCCACTCCTTCCACTCCGGGAGGTTACGCTAAGTTTTTTGGAGTTAATTATCCGGCCAGCATAGATATGATTTTCAATGAAAGCACTCCGATAAAAAAAACATTCCTTGCGCTCGGATACCAGTCCAATAAATTATGGTCTGCGCCGAATAACGGAGATGTTTCTACCAGCTTTATAAATCCGCAAACAAATCTTCAGCAGATAAGCCGGATTACCAATGCGGATCAAAGTGTTGGCGAAGGAATGCCTCACGCGGCTTTTTTAAGAGATGCCAATAGTATGCTTGATCCAGCGGTTGCTATATGGGAAGGAGATTATCTGAAAGGAAACTGGCTGGAAATAAATTTACAATACACAGGAGGAGATTTTGCTTTTTTATACGCTCCATATATTATATGGGCACCAAGTCCAAGAAACTAATGAATGAACTTCAGGTACATAAGGCGATAGATAAATTGCAAGCCGCAATAGAAGAGTGTCCACCGGCAAACTGTCCAGTGAATCACATCTTCACCCCTATGCTGTACACCCGGACCATTTTCATGCCGGGGGGAACGCTGATCGTTTCTAAGATTCACAAATTCCAGCATCCGTATTTTATCCTGAGTGGTATCGCCTGGGTGAAGATAAACGAAGGCAAGTGGGAAAGACTTCAGGCTCCTTATATCGGTATTACCGAACCGGGAACCCGAAGAGTGCTTTACATCGAAAAAGATTGTATCTGGGCTACCAGTCACGCCGGTCTGGATATATGGCCGGACGACGAATCAGACGAAGCCGTGGAAGCCGCTGTCAGGAAGATAGAAGATATTATAATTGAGCGTAGAGAAAACCTTATTTTTAACGAAGAAACATTATTACAATGAGTTGGATCGCAGCGGGAACCGCAGTCGTTGGTATCGGAACCAGCATTTATACAGGGATCAAACAAAAAGCAGCAGCCAAAAAGCTGGCTGCAAGTAATACGTATCCCACGGAGACTGTACCGCAAGCCGCGCTGGACAATCAGCAACAGGCTATCGCAGACGCGAATACCGGCCTTCCTGCTCAGCAGTATGCTCAGGCAATGAAGAACATCGGTCGCCAGCAGCAGACCGCTATACGGATGGCTAATGATCGCAGGGCCGGTGTTGGTCTGATCGGTCAGATCCAGCAGAACTCAGATGATGCCGCCGCAAGGCTCGGAGTAGCTGACGCCCAGGCGCGTCTCCAGAATAAAAGAAACCTGTATGCTGTCAACAACCGTGTGGCCGGATACCAGAACGATGCTTTCAACTGGAACTCCAAAAACAAATACAATCAGGATTACAATTATAGCCAGCAGCTCGAAGGGGCCGGGAATGCAAATCTTATGCATGGTGTGGATGTAGCTGGTTCAGCTGCAATTGGTCTGGCAAAAATGCAGCAAGCCAAAAACGGGTATGGTTTATTTGGCAACCGTGTAGACAATTCGCATATCGGTGATCCGTCTTGGTATGGTTCAGATCCTCTTCCACAATAAAAGTATAATCACGATCAATGGCAACAAGATACGCAACAGGGGGAATTCCAAATGGAGACGCTTTTTTGGTTCAGACGCCAGAATCTGACTATGCCCGAAATCAATTGTATCAGGAGACTGATCAACGGGCCTATAAAGCAAAGCAGGACGCTCAGGCGCTGGACTTGCAGATGGCCAAGGAATTTGGTGGTGTGAGGAATACCGACTCCGGCGAAACGATCAGTGATTACAATGATTACAAAACCCTTTCGAAGCAAGCTCTTTTCGATCCAAAATTACAAAACGATCCGGTGGCGTTGGCGAAAGTAAATCAGCAAAAAAATCTTGCTCTGTCAAAAGTGTACGGGGGTATTCAAAGAAGCAAGGAGACAAAACAGATGGCCGATGATTTATTAAAAGTGTATGCTCAGCACCCGGAAAAGTTTGTAGATAATTTCAAAGAAATGCATTCCGCGCTTATGGATACCCCTTCAAGTAAATTGGGGGCAGTGAAACTAAGTGATGGGAAAACATATGATCTGTCAAATGCGGAATCTTTTTATGATACTACGCCAAGGGCTGACATTGGCAAGATGCTTACGGCGGCTCACGGACCAGTGGCAGATCGCTCATACGAAGATGCTCCTATTGGGGCACAGGGATTACAGGTAAACCGTACAACCTACAAATATGGCGCTTCTCCGGCTCAGTTTGAGACTTCTCTTACCAATCAATTCCATGAGCAGAAAGCTGGCAAAACTGCTGCGGCTGCGTGGACGGCACTCACTC